TCCTGTTCCCGTCCGGTTTCGCACCTTCCGCCCGCACCGGCGACAACGGCCCTGTGGTGAATGCCCAGACCGCCAACATGGAGCTGATCGTTGAGCCTCGCCTCGACGGTAATGCCGATGTGTGGTACCTGGCCGTGAGCCCCGGCGCTGTGGAGGGCATCGTGTTCGGCTACTTGGCCGGCGAAGAGGGCCCGACTGTCACCACGACTGAGAAGCGCGACCCCGATGGTGTGGAACTGCTGGCCCGATTTGACTTCGGCGCTGCGGTGAAGGACTTCCGCGGGTTCTACCGCTCCAAGAACGTCTGATCCCAACCCTGACCCCTTCGCATTGATCCCATGAAGAACTACGTCCAAGACGGCAAGTACATCGAGTTCACCGCCGGCGCCACCATCACCAGCGGCCAGCTGGTGCAGGTGGGTGATCTCCACGGCGTGGCCGTGACCGACGTGGCCAATGGCGCCACCGGCACCCTGGCCCTGGAGGGTGTGTTCACCCTGCCCAAGCTCACCGCCGCGTCTGGCGATGCCACCACCGCCGGCGGCCCGGTGTATTTCAGCTCCGGCAGCGTGTCCGGTACTGACAGCTCCGGCACCCGCAAGAAGGTGGGCTATGCGCTGGCTGTCGCTGCTCAGGCGGCGACGACAGTGCGGGTGTTGCTTGACAACTGACCAACCCTGGCCCCGCTCAGGCGGGGCCTCTGACTTTCTGACATGGCCAACCCCTGGGACAGGTTGCATCTGCGGATGTGGGAGGCCACATCCAGGCGGCTGGGCCGAGTGGTGGTTCAGTTCGGCGCGGTAAGCACCTTCGGCATGTTTGACCGGAAGACGGAGATCACGCTGGATGAACAGGTGCTGAGCCTGGAGAACGCCCTAACCATCAAAACCTCCGAGCTGGGCAGCCTGGCCTACGGCGACCAGGTGACCGTGGACGGCGGGCTGTACAAGGTGCGGCACGAGCCGATGCGGATGGCTGACGGGCTGCTGTCGATTGTGCTGCTGGAGAAAATTGAGGCCGTGGCCACCTACCTGGTGACGCTGAGCGGCCTGCGGATCACGACTCTGAATAACAAGCAACTCCGCATTCTGTAGGCATGGCTGAAACCACGATCACAGGCCTGCCGAACGCCACAACCCCGCTCGATGGAACCGAGCGGGTGCCGATGGATCAGAACGGCGCGACGAAGGATGCCAGCACCCAAGATATTGCGAATCTGGCGGCTGGCACAGACCTGAGTTACACCGCCGCCACCCGGACGCTGGCGAGCTCCACGGGTGCTGATGTGGCGCTGCCCGTGGCAACCACCAGTGCGGCCGGCCTGCAGAGTGCTGCGGACAAAACCCGCATTGACGAACTAAGCGCGGAGGATTCCCCCTCCTTCACCGGCCTCACGATCACCGGCACCGCGCCGGTCGTCATCCCCCACATCCACGGCAGCATCGCCGGTGATTTTTACGTCCACGTCCGCAACACCAGCGGCGCCCCCTTGGCGGCTGGCACAGCGGTTTACGCCACGGGCTCAGTCGGCGACACCGACCGCATCACGGTGTCAGCCTGCGACCCGAGCAACGCGGCAACCATGCCAGCGATCGGGATCCTGCAAACCACGCTGGCCCAGAACGGCGACGGTGATGCCGTTGTGTTGGGCGAGCTGCGCCCGTTCAATACCGGCGGCTATCAGATCCGGGACCGGCTCTATGTCGGCGCTGGTGGCGCCCTGGTGGCCACTCCGCCGTCCAGCGGACTGGTGCAGGCCGTGGGCAGTGTGGCGCGGGTGAACGTGAACACCGGCACCATCCTGGTAAACATCGGCGCGGCGATGGCGCGGGTGGGGTTCACCGGGGCCTATGCGGACCTGAGCGGGTTGCCGTCGGTCCCCGCCCCCGCCGACGCAGCTCCCGCCGCCCTGGCGGCCACTGCAGCCATCGGCAGCAGCACGGACTACGCCAGGGAGGATCACGCCCACCAGCGCGATTCCGATGTAATCGTGATTCCTGTTGGCGACGAGACCACCGCGCTCACCACCGGCACCAACCGGGTGAGATTCAGGATGCCCTTTGCCGCCACCCTGCTGGCGGTGCGGGCCAATGTGAACACAGCGCCGACAGGCAGCACGCTGATCGTGGACGTGAACGAGGCAGGCAGCAGCGTGCTGGGCACGAAACTCAGCATCGACGCCACCGAGTTCAGCAGCACCACCGCAGCGAGCGCCGCAACGATCACCGACTCCAGCCTGGCGGACGACGCCGAGATCAGCATCGACATCGACCAGATCGGTAGCACCGTGGCAGGTGCGGGCTTGAAGGTCTCGCTGTTCGTGCGGAGGGCATGATGGCCGACCTGGTGATCTGGAACAGCCAGACCAACGAGATCCGCAATTACCCACGCGGCGATGATGAGCCGGTCGTGGGGCTGGAGCAGCCGCCGCTTTTCGCGCTGCAGGTGGTGCGTGAGCCTCAGCCTGAGTACGACCCTGCCACGCAGCGCCTGTCAGAAACTCGCGCTGTGAACCCTGAGGCGCTGACCTGGATCTGGGGCTGGAACGTTCAGGACCTGCCGCCCCCACCCCCACCAGAGCCAAACTACCGGGCGTTCTATGATGCCCTGCTGGCCAGCCAGGTGTATGGCGCCGTGGTGGCCACGCCGGGGAAAAGTGGCGATCAGGCCGCCGCGATGACGGTGTTTCTCGGCGCGATCCAGGACTCCCTCAGTGGCCGCGAGAACCGCCCTGCACTGCAGCAGGCGATCTGGCTGCTGCTGGGCCAGCTCCAGTTGAGCGCCGAGGGGCTGGCTGAGCTGCTGGCGCTGATGGATGAGCACCGCCTGTCGGGCGTTTACTCGCTGTCGCCGGGGGTGGACTGATGGCGATTATCTGGGTTGGAACGGGGAGGTTCTCGGCGGCGCCACTTTGGACCCCTGCCGCCATCACCACGGCGCTGTGGCTGGATGCGGCGGATGCCAGCACCATCACAGAAAGCGGTGGGGTGGTGAGCCAGTGGGGTGACAAGAGCGGGAATGGCAGGAGCGCATCACAATCTGACAGCCTTCTACGCCCGACTTTTTCGTCAAGCGCTTTTAACAGTAAGCAATCAATCGTATTTAGTGGCTCATCAAATAGCAGGCTTTTGGGCACGGGGACTGGCTTAAGCACTGTGGCTTCTATTTTTGTTGCTGCTCAAGACACTGGATCAACTAGCGCAATCGCCGGCATCTACACTTCGGGCGCGGAAAACGTAGGCGGAAGTTTTGGCCTCCAGCGCACAACGGGGAATGTGGCACTGGTGGATGGCGTAGGAGCTGCGCCAACGAATAGCGCTAATACTACTAGCGCAATAAGTCAACCCACCGTGCTTTCGGCCGTTTATACGCAAGCATCCACAAGTGGGTCAAGCATTTTCTTTAATGGAGCACTTGAAGAAAGCTTCACTGGCGCGGGAGTTTCCGTGAACATTAATCCACCAAACTTTCAAATCGGCGGAAGGACTCAAGGCACTCAGCCATTGCGAGTTTTTAAGGGCAACATTTCCGAAGTGATTCTATTGGCAGCGTCTGCATCAGCCGATACCCGCCAACGTATTGAAGGCTACCTAGCCCACAAGTGGGGCTTGTCTGCCAACCTCCCCGCCGACCACCCCTACAAATCAGCGGCACCCACCCTCTAAGTGTCCCCGACTTCTCCGCCCCACCCATGACCACCACCAAACGCGAACAAATCCTCGCCCAAGTCGACACCATCCTGGCGGCCACCAGTGGGGCGACGGGCAGGGTGTACCGCTCTAGGCAAGAGCCCCTCAGCCGCAACGAGTCGCCGGCCGTGGTGATCCAGCCAGGGCCAGAGCCAAAATCCGCCGAGCCGGTGAGCACCTGCAAGATCGATCACGCGTTCACGCTGGTGGTGGCCGTGTACGCCCGCGGCGCGATCCCTGACCAGGTGGCCGATCCGGTTGTGAAGTCCGTGCACAGCCTGCTGATGGCAGACCGCACCATCGGCGGCCTGGCGATGGACATCTGGCCCCTGGACCGCGATCCGCAGTTCTCCGAGGCCGACTTGGCCGCCGTGTGGGAGGTGCTCACGTACCAAGTCCGGTACCGCACCAGCGTCACAGATCTGGGTGCATAGGCTGCAAGTACGGAACCTCACCCCTCCGCATGGCCCGATCCAAACCTGAGCCTGACCCCCGGCCGACCGATGGCGGCAGCTATCTGCTGGACGAGGCCACCGGCAAGTGGATCGACCAGGGCCACAAGCCCGCTGAGTGCGTGATGCCCACCCCTGCCCCCGCTCCGAGCAATGACGAAATCGACGCATAGGCGCCTTCTGCTGGCGGCAGTGGAGGCGAGCTACGGCACCTTCGAGACAGTCGCGGGCACCGATGCCCTGTTGGTGCAGAACCTGGACTGTCAGCCCCTCGACGCAGGCCTGATCGATCGCGAGCTGGTGCTGCCGTATTTCGGCAACCGGCCCAAGATCGTCGGCCAACGGGTGGGCACCGTGACCTTCGACGTGGAGCTGGCGGGCAGCGGTACGGCCGGCACCGCCCCCCGCTGGGGCCGGCTGCTGCGGGCCTGCGGGTTCGGTGAGACGGTGGTGGCCACCACCTCAGTGACCTACGCCCCGGCAATGACCGGAATCGTTGGCGTCAGCTTCGACTTCAACAACGACGGCAACCGCCACCGCCTGAAGGGCTGCCGTGGCAACGCCACCTTCAACCTGGCGGCCGGCGAGATCCCCCGGATCAGCTTCGAGTTCTTCGGTGAGTACGTGGCTGCCGCCACCGAGGCCCAGCTGACCCCGACCTTCGCCAATCAGGCAACGCCGGTGATCGTCAACAGCGCCAACACCACCGGCGTGAACATCCTGGGCCTGACCACGGCCTGCATGGAGTCCTTCACCCTGAACCTGGGCAACGAGATCCCCCTCCGTCAGCTGGCGGGCTGCACGCAGCAGTACCCGATCACCAACCGCCTGCCCTCTGGCGAAGCGGTGATTGAGGCCCCGGTGATCGGCTCCG